ATAAAAGTGAAGGCAAAAAGAAAAAAAATAGTGCATCTTATAATGTTATAAATGTATTAGACGCTTTAAACAATATAAATAATGATAATACTGTCGGTTCCTATGATTCAAAGAATGCAGATAATTTAAATAGTGTAGATAATAATGATAATAACAATTTATCAGATACGAATGCCGATAAAAGCACATTAGTTGATAAATATATGTCAATTATTAATAAAAAATATGTTAGAATAGTCGAAGATATTAATATAGAAATATGCAAGGAATGTAATAGTCAAATGATATGTTTACAACATGACGCAATAATGATATGTAATACATGTGGTTATCAAGAGTTATTACTGGTTGAGCAAAATAGACCTATATTAAAACAAAATACCAAAGATACTTCGCATTTTTGTTATAAACGCATTAATCATTTTAGAGAATGGTGCAATCAAGTTCAAGGTAAGGAAAGCACGGATATACCAGATGAAATTTTCGAAAAAATTTTAGCTGAAATTAAAAAAGAAAAAATTATTGATCTCAAAACTATAACATATACAAAAATGCGTGATATTCTCAAACGATTACGTATTAATAAATACTATGAACACATTAACTATATAATAAATAGAATAAATGGTATTCCAACACCCCAATTTAGTCCAGAATTAGAGGAAAAGCTATATAATATGTTCAGAAGCATACAAGCACCATTTTTAAAACATTGTCCAAAAGATAGAAAGAATTTTTTATCATACAGCTATGTTTTATATAAATTCTTTCAGATACTTAAGTTAGACGAATATTTGAAATATTTCCCTCTTCTTAAAAGTCGCGAAAAACTATACGTTCAAGATCAAATATGGAAAAAAATTTGTATAGAATTAAATTATGAAATAATTCCATCTTTATAATTTATTTAAAAACCAATTGGGAATCCAACAAGACTAAATCCAGCTCCTAATCCCACACCTTGTCTGGCGCTTTTTGAAATTACAGGAGATAGTAAATCAAGTATAGCAAATGTGCAAGCAGCAGTTAGCGCTAATAACCATATCTCATTCCATTCAAGCTTATTTTTTGGCAATATTATAGCAATAAAAGCTATAACTAAACCTTCGGCAAGATATTTTATTAATCTAAAACCTGCTTCAGAATAATCAATTTTATATTCCATTCTTATTAATAATCTCATATTTTTTTATAAATTAAAAATATATAAGATTAATTTTATATAAATTAACATAAAGAATAATGACAACAGTTGAAGATAAAAAAATCGAACTTGTAGATCCCAGAGTAGAAGATCATTTGGACGAAGATAAGCCTATTCGAGGTCAAAAATATGTACTGTTATCTTTTGTAAGCCCAGAGGATGTTATCAAAAATAAGGAAGTTGTAATTTTTAGCAAATTTATTGAAAGCTTTTCTAATAATGTACGTGATATGTTTAAATCTATTAAAGATAAATATCCTGAGACATCTGATGTAATTGATAACCTTTCTGAAAATCATAAATACGTATTAGATCCTGTAGATTTAAATGAGCAATATAATTTTTTTAAATCTGTCCATGGTCAAGATTTAGAAGCCAAATATCACGCTGATAATAAAGGTATTACAACAATTCGCGGTGTAAAAGTACGTGGATGCTTTGAAACAGTTGAAGAAGCAAAAACTCGCAGTGAGTTTCTAAAAAAATTAGGAGATAAATTTCATATTTATGTTGGTGAGGTTGGATGTTGGTGTGCTTGGGCACCTGATCCAGAATTTATCAAGGATGTTGAATATGCTAATACGCAACTAAATACTTTAATGAAAGAATATAAGCAAAATATGGAGGATAAAGATATCATCTTTGAAAGTCGTAAAAACAATATTGTTGCAGCATCATCTCAGCAATCTTCACAAACTCCCACAGATGCTTTAAATGATGAAATTTCAGATGATACTAATGTAGAATTATCGAGTATCAAAGAAAGTATTGAGAATGTAGATGTATGGAGTGATCGCAAAAATTAAATACTTTACATTATTTAGAGTTACAACATTATAAATGAAGGCGATTGCAATATTTGTATTATTTATAGGTAGCCTATTAATAATTCAAGGATATTATAGCAATCTCAAAATGTGTAAAAAAGATAAAGTAGTTATTAAATATGTGCCAAGAGACGTTTACGAAGATCAATTGAGTCCTGAACAAAGTTTAGAAAAATTTTATAAAAGTATGTTTGAAGATATCATGTTAATATAATTTTTTTATTTTTATCCTCAATATTATTAAAATGGAATTACTAAGAAATATTGAAAAAAATGTCATATCTATTGTAAATGCGAATAACGATGCTATGAATTTAGATAATTTAAATAAAAATATAAAACTTTATTTCGAATATGTCGCAAATAAAGACAATATAGATAATCAAAAAAGAGATATATATATTGAAAAATATGAAAATGTTAGAATAGCACAAAATATAGAATATGATAATTATCTAAGAGAAAAACAGGATTTAAAAGAGCAATTAGCTATTGAAAAAACTAAAACAGCACTTCATAATTATCTAAAGCTCAAACAACCTTTTTATAATGATAAAATAAATATACATACATATCAAAATATTAATCTTACTAAAAGACCTGATAAGATACCAACACCAATAAACAAAGGCAATCTTGCCAAGCCAGTAAAACCTGTAAAACCTGTAAAACCTGTAAAACCTGTAAAACATGTAAAACCTAAAATATGTCCTGAAGGCAAAGAAGTAAATCCTATTACAGGAAACTGTGTTAATAAGTGCAAAGACGGTGATATAAGAGACACTGAAACTGGAAAATGCAAAAAAATCAAAAAAGTAGTACCCAAACAAGAACCCAAACAAGAACCCAACCAAGAACCCAAACAAGAACCAAAACAAGAACCCAAACAAGAACCCAAACAAGAACCCAAACAAGAACCCAAACAAGAACCCAAACAAGAACCAAAACAAGATAAATGTACTGAAGCTAAAAAACTTGAATGTGAAAAAAAAGGAAAAAAATGCAATCCAGATTCTGGAAGATGCATTAAAAAATAAATTGCGTTTTAAAATAAATTATCTAAATATAATAATACATTAGGATTTACATAGAACTAAAATGTCAACACCTATTGCTTCATTACCAAAAATCGCTGATAATAAAAAACAAGATAGAAATGATATAAATGATCCAATTGTACAAGATGTGCTCAACGAATTTCGCGACGAATATTCTTCGAATAATAAAAATAATGGTGGTGAAGGTGGAATGCTTCATGATATCGATGATATGGTATCATTTCCACCTGAAGATAATTATCCTCCACCACCGATGAATTATAGAAAACCACAATATAATATACGAGAAAATTATCAAAATTATAATCAATACCAAAATGATAATCAATATCATAATGATAGAAATGATAATCAACAATATTTAAATTTTGATATTGAATTAATAAAAAAAAATTTAACAATAGTAATAATTGTTTTATTAATACACAATACAGGTCTCATGACATTTTTATATGAAAAAATGCCTGAGTATTTGCATGAAAATTTAAACACATATGATATTGTATTTAAATCTATGTTACTATTTATTATATTATATGTATTAAATATAATGCAATATATTTAATTTCTATATGTATAATTTATCAATTGACTGCTTCTACTTGTAGTTGATGAAGACGAATATTTATAAATGAAAAATACTCCTATAAAAAATGTTAGGAAAATAGTAAATAAGGTAGTTCCAAACAATATTTTATAAGATGTTAAATCATATTTTTCTTTATTCATAACAACTAATGATATTATGACTACTGCATATAATATAATTACCATAGAATATACAGCTATAAATAGATATTGATTGTTATATGTAGACGAACTATAGCTCCATAGTAAAGTTATTACTATCAATATACTCGTTATAGAATATCCAAATAAGATAAAAGTATCTTTAACTACTTTATCATTTTCACTTTGCGATACAAATCTTTCGCTTGGCATTATTATCTATTAATCATAAAGATAATAATAATTTATACTAATGATTCAAAAATTAAATTACAATAACAACGAGAACTATCATAACCTTCTAAATGATTATTACTATCATTTAATCCCTGTGATTTATATAATTTTTGTGAAGTAAATTCTCCAGAAGTATCACCAACTTCATCATTGTAATAAGTATTATTAAATATGTTATTTTGTGCCGCATGTAAATGTTCTTGTGTAATATATGGCCCATTACCACCACTGTCTTCTAATGTATTAATATCTTTTATAACATTTTTTTTAGCAGGATTTTCTAATTTACACACATCATTTTCACAATTAACTTTTTTATTTTTAGATGAAGGAATATTATTTAATTCGTTTTTAATATCATCTTTTATTTCCTGAATCTGCGCACGAACTTTCTTTTTCTCCACAATTTCTGCATTATATATTCTAAAATATATAATTAACAATGCTAATGTTATAACAAATCCAGTAATATTATCAAGAAATACTAATATAACTAAGCATAATATAGCTAAATATATTTGCATATAAGGATCTTTATATATATTTTTAAATGGTATATCGCGTAATAATACCACTATTGATAATATTATAACAGAAACAATTCTAATTGTATCAATAATCATTTATTAATTTGATATATCTCTATTATAATTCATATAAAAAAATGATATCATAATATTTATGTAATATAAGCTGTAATAAAATATGTTAACAATCAATGGTTATAGTATTCTAAAATCTTCTGTTGATAATGATGTTTTAGCCAAGGTTAAGGAAGATCTAACAATGAAACCGAAGATTAATTTTGATATGGGTGTAAAAAAAGACAATGATAATACATTTACATTGTATAAAGAAACTGAAAAACGCTTGTATATTCCGCGCTATTATGGATTTAATAAATTTGGCTTACCAAATGTATCTAAATTGACAGGTGGTTCTGATATAAATGTTGAATTTAATGGTAAACTAAGAGAATATCAATTGGAACCAGTTAATAAATTTTTAGAAGCTGCTAAAAATCCATTAAAAATGGGTGGTATTATATCTGTACCATGTGGATTTGGTAAAACTATTATGGGGCTATATATTGCTTGCCAACTTAAAAAGAAAACTATGTTTATTAGCCATAAAGATTTCTTAAATCAACAATTTGTAGATACTGTTAAAGCATTTTCGCCAAATTCAAGTATTGGAATTATTAAACAAAATAAAGTTGATGTAGAAAATAAAGATTTTATTATTGCATCATTACAATCACTTTCAATGAAAGATTATGATATAAATATATTTAATGATATAGGATTTATTATAATTGATGAAGTACATCATACAGGAGCACAAGTTTTCTGTAGAGCATTTAAAAAATTACATACACCAATTATATTAGGGTTATCGGCTACTTTAAATCGCAAAGATGGAATGCGAAAAGTATTCGAATATTATATCGGAAGTTCGGTATATACTATGAAGAAAAAGGAATTCACAGAAGTTGAAGTACAAATTCATAAATACTACGAGCCAAACATCGAATATTCAGGTATTAAACAAATGTGGAATGGGAAGGAAAATATAGCCGCTATGATAAATAATATTTGTACATTTAAACCTCGAACTGAATATATAATCTCTGTTTTAGAAAATATTATTAAAAAGGATCCTGAGCGCAGAATATTAATTTTAAGTGAACGTAGAAATCTACTAAATGATATTGAAAAGTATATTATTGAAAAAAATATTCTCAATAAAGATTATGGCTTTTATGTTGGTGGAATGAAACAATGTGATCTTAATGTGTCTGCAGAAAAGCAAATTATTTTAGCAACATACAAATTAGCATCTGAGGGATTTAATGTACCGTCACTAAATACAGTGATATTTGCATCACCTATTTCTGACATTCAACAATCTATAGGGCGCATTTTAAGAGAACGTGCCGAAGACAGAAAATATATACCACTATGTATTGATATCTTAGATGAATTTTCAGCATTCAAAAGAAAAGGTTATACGCGTGCCAAGTTTTATAACACTAATAAATATAATATTTCTTATTATCAAGATAACGAATTACTGAATTTTCAAAATAATTCAGATGATGAAGAAAAACCTAAGCTAAAATTCATTGAAGAAGATGATTAAAATATTATTTTAATATAGTAATAGTAAATATGAGAGATAACGAAATCTACTATATAGAGATCATATGTATTATATTTTTAATATTATTTATAGCATTATTATTTTTTAATGTTAAATTGAAAAAACCTATTGATGAAGATAGTGAAGATGACAAATATATTAT